TTGTTAAAGCAAATGAAGAAGGTTGGTACGTTGCTGACATCATTCATGGTCGTTGGGGTGTGGAACAGACTGCACGTAAAATCTTTGAAGCTGTACGAGACTATCGTCCAGTGTCCGTGGGTATCGAGAAAGGGGCGTTAAAGAACGCTGTACTCCCATACATCTCAGACTTGATGAAGGCTAATGATAGGTTCTTTCGTATTGAGGAACTAACTCACGGCAACAAGAAGAAGACTGATAGAATCGTGTGGGCTTTGCAAGGTAGGTTTGAACACGGTAAGATTACACTTAACAAGGGTTCGTGGAATACAGAGTTCCTAGATGAACTGTTCCAATTCCCCAATCAACTTGTACACGATGACTTGATTGACTCACTCGCTTACATAGACCAGTTGGCTAACATAGCATACACCTCGGACTATGTAGAAGAAGAATTTGAATTTTTAGATACTTACGCAGGGTACTAATATGTTACTAGAAGATAAGGAAGAGTTTACACTGGAACAAGACTTAGAAGGTTGGGTCATTGACAAATGTCAGAGTTGGCGTGACCACTATGAATCTAACTACTCACAGAAGTTTGATGAGTACTATCGCCTATGGCGTGGTCAGTGGGCGGCGGAGGACAAGACCAGAGAGTCAGAACGCTCACGTATTATTTCTCCTGCGCTACAACAAGCAGTTGAGTCATCCGTTGCGGAGCTAGAGGAAGCTACCTTTGGTCGTGGCAAGTGGTTTGACATCGAGGATGACGTAGCGGACAATGAAAAGCAAGATATAGCGTTATTACGTAATGTTTTATACAAAGACTTTAAAAAGAATAAAGTCCGTAAGAGCGTAGCCGAGTGTCTTATCAATGCCGCTGTCTTTGGTACAGGTATTGCTGAAGTAGTCCTAGAAGAAGAAAAAGAGTTTCAACCTGCTACACAGCCTGTCATGGGTGGTGAGTTAACAGCAGTTGGTGTCAACATTGTAGATAAGACTTGCGTAAAGCTACGACCAGTGATGCCACAGAACTTCCTTATTGACCCATTAGCTACTTCCATTGAGGAAGCACTAGGTTGTGCAGTAGATGAGTTTGTTCCTATGCACTCTGTAGAGCAACTACAGGAATCAGGAGTCTACCGTGACGTATACGTAGGTGATGCACCATCAGACTTTGACATTGAACCAGATAAAGACCTAGCAGTATTTGAGGACGATAAAGTACGTCTAACTAAGTACTACGGCTTAGTACCTCGTCATTTATTAACAGCCGCACAAGAAGAAGCAGAAGACGAAGAAGTAGAAGAACTGGTTGATAATGAAAAAAACAACTCATATTACGTAGAAGCTATTGTTGTTATTGCTAATGATGGTACACTTCTTAAGGCTGAAGAGAATCCATACATGATGGGCGACAGACCAGTCGTTGCATTTCCGTGGGATGTCGTTCCTAGCCGTTTTTGGGGTCGAGGAGTATGTGAGAAAGGGTATAACTCTCAAAAGGCGTTAGACGCAGAACTACGCGCTAGAATTGATGCCTTAGCACTTACTATACACCCCATGATGGCTATTGATGCTACACGTATGCCTAGAGGTGCGCGAGCAGAGGTACGTGCAGGTAAGACTATCTTAACTAACGGCAACCCTTCTGAAGTACTACAGCCCTTGAACTTTGGTAATGTCAGTCAAGTTACCTTCGGACAAGCCGCTGAACTCCAGAAAATGGTACAGACAGCTACAGGTGCTATTGACTCTGCGGGTATTGCAGGTTCTATTAATGGTGAGTCAACAGCCGCAGGTGTTTCTATGAGCCTCGGTGCTATCATCAAGCGCCATAAGCGTACATTGATTAATTTCCAAGAATCTTTCCTTATTCCCTTCGTAACTAAAGCCGCACATCGTTATATGCAGTTTAACCCCGAGCGTTATCCTGTAGCGGACTACAAGTTCCACACGTCTAGCAGTCTAGGTATCATTGCTCGTGAATATGAGGTTACACAGCTTGTACAGCTATTGCAGACAATGCAACAAGATAACCCTATGTACTCACAGTTAATTATGTCAATTATTGATAACATGAACTTGTCTAACCGTGAAGAGCTTATTTCAGCACTACAACAAGCCAATCAGCCTGACCCACAAGCACAGCAAATGTCTCAAATAGCACAACAAGCTCAAATGGAGTTCCAGAAGTCACAAACTGCGGCTTTACAAGGACAAGCTATAGAATCACAAGCGAGGGCTCAAAAACTGTCAGCTGAGGCGCAAGTAGTGCCACAAGAGCTTGAAATTGACCGAATTAAAGCCGTTACAGCCAATATTAAAAAGGGAGACGGTGACGATAAAGAGTTTGAAAAGCGTCTTAAAATAGCAGAGCAACTACGAAAAGAGCGTGAAGTTGCTGTTAAAGAAAACCAACAAGGAAAAGCAAATGATAACACAACGCCAGTTCAACGAGGCAATGGAGCAGGTCAACAAAGCGTTCCAAATCCAAGACCGCAAACTGGAGGCATTGGAATCAGACCTCCGCGCCCTCAAGGAATCCCGCAAGGAGAAGTCTAATGCCAGTAAAAAAACGAGACTCAAGACTAGCTAGAGCAGGAGTCTCTGGTTTTAACAAACCTAAGCGTACACCTAGCCACCCTAAGAAGTCTCATGTAGTGGTGGCTAAAGAAGGTGACAAAATTAAGACCATACGCTTTGGTGAGCAGGGAGCAAGCACAGCAGGCAAGCCTAAAGCAGGTGAGTCCGCTAAGATGAAAGCTAAACGTAAGTCCTTCAAGTCCAGACACGGCAAAAACATTGCTAAGGGTAAGATGTCTGCGGCTTATTGGGCTGATAAAGTTAAATGGTAATCGGGAGATAACTATGCCATACGGTAAAGGTACATACGGTAGTAAAGTTGGAAGACCACCTAAGAAGAAGACTACAGCTAAACCTAAAAAGAAGCCAATGAAAAAAGGCAAGTAATTATGCCTACAAAAAAGAAATCCACAGTAAATAAGGCGGGTAACTACACTAAGCCTACCATGCGTAAGAACTTGTTTAATAGAATCAAAGCAGGTACTAAGGGTGGTAAGGCAGGACAGTGGTCTGCTAGGAAGGCACAGATGCTCGCTAAAGAGTACAAAGCTAGAGGTGGAGGGTACAAGTAATGCCACTAAAGAAGTCACAGAAAAGCCTTAAGAAGTGGACTAAAGAGGAATGGGGCACTAAGTCAGGCAAACCCAGTACGCAAGGCAAGAAGGCTACTGGTGAGCGTTACTTACCTAAGAAGGCACGAAAGGCTTTGTCTAAGAAAGAATATGCCGCTACGACACGTAAGAAACGTGCTGACACCAAAGCGGGTAAACAGTTTAGTAAACAACCTAAAAAAATTGCAAAGAAAACAGCAAGACATCGTAAATAATACTTGACATTCTTAGTAAACTATGGTATAATATTACTATAATATACATTAAGTATGTTATTTAAATTATTAATTAAAGCTGTCCTATAGGGAGAAACAGTAGATGACTGATGTAGAACTAGAGAAGTACTATCGTTCCTTTGAAGAGATGTTCCGTTCAGATGGTTGGAAGAACTTAATGCAAGACTTTAAAGGAAGTGCAGAACAGGTCAACTCCGTAGAAGCCTGTAAAGACGACAAAGACCTTTACTTTCGTAAGGGACAACTTGTAGTCATGGCTAATATGCTGAACCTAGAGTCACAGATAGAAACAGCTAAACAACAACAAGAAGAAGACGACTCGGAAGAATGAGACGTTTATACGATTTTCAATGTGACAACGGACACGTCAACGAGTTCCTCAGAGACTCAGACGTAGAAGAAGTTGATTGTCCTGATTGTGAGTTGAAAGCTAGAAAGATTGTTACACCTGTAAAAGTTAATCGTGGTAAAGACTCTTGGAAGGAAACACGGAAGTGGGCTAGACAAAGAGAGTCACACATGAACGCTAACAAGACGTAACACAATAACGTAAGGTTAACTCTCGACCATAGAACCCTTACACTTAATACACCTCCATAATGATATTAATCACGGAGTTTAATAATGGCAAGACTAATAGATGAGCGTCCAGAAGACGTAGAAGAGAACGACATTGACACAACGCTAGAACAAGAACCTCAAGAACCAGAGGCAACTCTTGAAGAACCTGAGTCAGACATACCTGAAAAGTATCAAGGAAAGAGTACAGCCGAGATAGTAAGGATGCACCAAGAGGCTGAGAAACTTTTAGGTAAGCAAAGTTCTGAAGTAGGTGACTTACGCAAAGTTGTTGATGACTACATTCAGACACAACTCACCGACACTGAAACACAAGCAACAAATGCTGACGAAGAAGTAGATTTTTTCTCTGACCCCGACAAGGCAGTCGAGAGAGCAATTAATAATCACCCGAAGATTAAGGAAGCTGAAAGTATCAGCAACCAGTATC